TGAACTAGCAACAGTCCAAACTTCTTTCGGTACAATTGGCAAAGACTTTGCTACTTTAACTATCGATGCCAATACAGTTGGGTGTTCTAAACCTAGAGGAAGAATTTTACGATTGATTGTATCTTCTTCATAGTATTTCTTTGCTTTTGACAAAGTGACATTTAGCATACCCATCTTCACCCAATGAATCTTTCCACCTAAGTCGAGAACTTTTTGTTGTTGTTCAGTTGGAGTTTTTCTTTCTGCCATGAAGAAGGTTGCTTTCTTTCCATATCTATTACAGACTGCTGTGAGTGAGATAGGACCCCAACCAACTTTGTTCGCACCACCAAAGACCCATTCAGTTGCAGGGTCTGTCTTAACCAAGTAATCAATGAATCTTACTTTGCTTCCATTACCCAACAAGTCATCACGAACTATATTAAAACCATCATGCAATTCAATAACTGGTTTTGGGTTTGGGTCTTGCCAATCTTCAAATGATTCTATCATGCAAATTCTTCTCTGTCTCTACATCAACAACAAGATGAATTCTTTCTTCATCTCCACCATTCACTGCCATGTGTGGTTTTCTTGTATCAAGAAACCAACACTCATTTTTTGACATATGAATCTTTTGTTCATTACCTTTTGTTCCCCACACAGTAAAAACAACATCATCATTTGTCTTGATTGGAAAATGAAGTCTTGCTACTTTACCAAGTGAACCACCAGAGTCAGGGTCTACTTGGTCAGTGTGTCTTTCTAACTCTCCACCGCCAGGTTTCAATCGCATGAATCTTACACGATGAACCTTATCACCAAATTCTTTTAACAACTCTCTGACTTCAGGAAACACATCATACAATACAGTGTCTTGCAATTCGAAGTTAACATCTTTGTTCTCTTCTTTCCATTTGTCATTCATCTCAATTGGCTTAGTAATAAACTCAGGTTCTGGTCTGTATCCACGAAGTGACAATGCACCCCATGATTTACCTTTGTTGTAGTTGCTGTAATGATTTGTGAACTCAGGCAACTTCTGCAACTTCTCATAAATTCCTTGAATCAATTCAGGATTCACATCACCAATCTTCTTGATTGATGTATACTCTGCCTTATCGATTGTGGGAAATGGTCTAGCCATTCCTCTATAGTATATCATATACATCTCACCAAATGTGGTAATCTTTGGACCTACTTGACAGAAACCACAAGTGTGAGCAAGTGTGTTCATCTCAACATCTTCTGCCCAAACATACATCCAACAATCATCACTGTAATTGTTGATTCTTTTCTCTAACTCAGCAACATCACCAGTCATGCTACCGAAGGTAATGTCACCTTTTTTCTTGTTTGCAATGACAGTCTTACCATGCATTGTAATTGGTGAAGATGTTTTTGAAACTGATATCTCAATCATTGTATCTTCTGAAAGAACATGAAGTGTACCATCATCTAACATACTTGCAATGTTGTTCTTCTTTACTTGAGTAAAAGGTCCAAGAGTGAATGAGTTATACTTCTCAAACTTTCCTGCTAGACCTTTGAGGTAGTCTAAGTCAAAACCTTTTTGCCATTCTTTCATTCTACTTCTTCCTGAACTTTAGGTTGAGTCGCCAATCTTCTCTTAATGTCTACAAGCATTTTCTTTTGTTTCTTTCTAGCCATCTGAACTTTTAGCTGACTAACTTTCTCAACAAAACGAACACCATTCATATGGTCTAACTCATGCATGTAACATTGTGCAGTCATGCCTTCAAATCTTTTCTGAATTGTAGTTCCATTGGCATCTTCATATTCTGCTATGATGTATGTAGGCCGAAGAACTTTCAATGTCATTCCTGGAAAAGAAAGACAACCTTCAGGCTTAATTGCCTCTGGTCCAGTCTCAACAATACGAGGATTGAAACAAACAATATCTGGCATCATCACAAAAACACGATATGGTAATGCACATTGATTTGCAGAAAGACCAAGACCATTGTAATGTTTCAATGTTCTTAGCAATCTTATCGATAAAGACTTTGGTTCAATCGGTGCATTGACAAAGTTAAAATCAGGCATTCTCATTTTCAGTAATGGGAGATGTTCATCATACACTGGGTATGGTTCGTAGCTTTCAATTACTGGTGTTGGTGCTCTTGTGTTAATTACTAGTACTTCACTCATTTTGCTATCCTCGAAAAGTTTTTGACTTTCTCAAACTTAATAATGTTTCTAAATTTATCTTGCAATATGTCACCTTTGTGTGAGATGACAAACAGATTCACACCTTCAAGAAGATGCAAAATTTTCATCAAATCATCTGTGCCATTTGTATCTAATGATGAATCGAATATCTCATCAAGTATCAGTAGATTGGTGTTTGCTGAGTTCTTCAACTTAGCAACAGCCCGCCATGTTAACATCAGTGCCATATCGATTCGCTGTTTCTCACCTTCTGAAAAAGATTCATAGGTGAAATCATCACGATGCCTTGACTTGATTGTTTCTTTGAAATTTTCATCAAGTGTGAAGTTAACAAAGAAGTCCATCGAAGCCAAATACTTGTTCACCAACTTGTTGATGACTGGTAGATATTGTTTGATGATTTTTGTTTTGATACCAGTGTCTTTCAAAAGAATAGATGCGGCATCATAATAAGACTTGTCATCAAGTAACACTCTCAATAGATTCTTCAAATCATTCAGTTTTTGTTTCAAAGATGCCAATGCTAATTCTTCAGCATCTGTGGTATCTTTGGGCGACTTCAATTCTGCAATTTTAGCATTCAATCTATCAATCTGCTTGTTCGTTTCAGTAATAGCATTATTGTTTGTAGCAATTTTTATCTGTAACTGCTGAACAATGGTTACAACATTGTTTATCTCAACCAATGCTTTTTGCAAGCCTTGAAGTTTTGAATCTAGTTCTTTGAGACCATGTTCACACTCTGTACTCTTGGTCGAAAGGTTGGCAATCTCCGTCTCTTTAAACCCGATGGCAATGGTTTGCCTACAGGTTGGACAATCGTCATTATGTTGAAAGAAACTGATATCTTTTCTATATTTGGATACTGCGCTTTCAATTTGCGATTCAAGTTTTGTAATTTTCTTGAGTTTATCTTCCACCACAATCTTATCTGCCAAAACTCCTTGATGCGTTTCGACTTGTACGGAGAGGTTAGCAACTTCTCCATGTAGGGTTTGTATAGTACTCTGATGACTTTGTATCTCTTTAGCATATTCAGTTACCTTGTCTTCATTGTTCTGTTTCATGCTTGCAATGAATTTCTCTTGCATAGCAATCTTTTCATTAGATGATTCGATTAACAACTTACTATCTGAAAGACCTTGCTTGTTCTCAGATAACTTTGACCTAACAATACCATTCATAGCAGAGAAAATCTGAATGTCTAGCAAGTCTTCAATGATTGCTCTACGGTCATTTGCACTCAACTGCATGAAAGGAGTGAACGATGCTGAACCAAGAAGAACAATCTGTGTGAAAGATTTGTAATTCAATTTGAGAATAAATTTCTCAAGAAAGTCTTGATAGTCTCTTGCAGCCGCATCTTGATTCAGCAGTTCACCATTCTGATAGATTTCAAACACATTCGGTTTGATGCCACGAATAATTTTGAACGACTTGTTGCCTGTATCGAATTCAACTTCAACAACACACTCTTTAGCATTGATTGAATTCAATAGTTGTGGCTTGTTGATTTTACGAAACGGTTTACCAAACAAAGCAAAGCACACGCCATCAAGCATTGTGCTTTTGCCAGAACCATTTGCACCAACAACTAGTGTGTTTTCAAATTCATCAAAACGAATCTCTGTGAAATGATTGCCAGTTGAGATGAAGTTTTTATATCTAAGTTTACGAAAAATTATCATTCTATATTTTCTGTATTCAGGGCTTCAACATAAAGTTCACGCATGAATGTTTTCAGTTTCTCATTGTCAACATTGAGTTCTAAATTATCAATGTATTTGGAAAGAATTGTCATTGTATCTTCTGCTTGGTCTACAATGTCTTTATCATCTTCAATAATTATCTCAGTGAAATCTTCAACAACAGAGATATCAGCTAGACCTGCTTTGTAAAGATTGTCAATCACTGTATCAAACAGATATGGGTTCTGCTTATTGACTACAATAACTTTGACATGTGTACCCTGATATTGTGAGTAGTCATACTTCTTCCAATATTCAAAATCATGTTCACTGTCATCATAGACAATCTTGAAGAACATCTTATATGGGTTTGGAATGAATTCTATTTGACGAGTCTCTGTATCAAAGATATGAAAACCTCTTGTGTCATTGTAGTCAGCCCAAGTAATCTCATACTGATTACCAAGATAGTGTACAACACCATCTGAAGACTTGTGATGAAAGTGTCCAGACAATACCATATCGAATCTATCAAACACATCTCTGTTCAGACCTTCATGGCACACATTGCCACGGTCCATTTCAAAGCCAGAGATTTCAAAGTGACCAAAGACTAATTGCACTTTAGCATCTTTCAAAAGAGCCATACTTCTATCATAGTTCTCTTCGCATATCCATGGCATCAATAGAATGTCAACACCATCGAATGAAACTACTTTAGGGTCATCATAGATGAAAGGCTCATTCACACCATCATATGAAGTGCAGAGATTTTGAATTGCGTTTACTTTGTTTGTGTTCTTGAAGTAGGTGTCGTGATTACCAATCAAGATGTGTGTGTCAATGCCTTCTTGCCAAAATCTACGCATGAACCGATTCTGAAAGTCAGATGCAATATTGTGATTGATAAACTTGCGGCGGTCAACAACATCACCCAAGTGAATGCATGTTTTGATGTTGTGTTCTTTTAGGTATGGAAAGAATGTGTTTTCCCAAAACTTGAAGAAGAAGTCATTGAACACATGACTGTCTCCACGAGCACCGAAGTGTGTATCATTTATGAGTGCAATTTTCATAGTCTGTCAGTATAACAAAAAATGATAAAGGTGTCAAGAACTTTTTTCTGATTCTTTTAAGATTGCCTCTACCTCTTCAAGCGGTATTGTTTCAATGTCTTCCAATAAAACATCTTCAGGCTCAATGAATTTTTCTATGCCTTTATTGGCTGACTTGTCTTTCTTCTTCTTCTTACTTTCTTCAAAATTCTGATTGAATTCGGAAATGTTATCATATATTATGAATGGTCTACTTGTACCAGTATCTTCATCATACTCATCTTCCATGATTCCAAACTGCTGTGTCGCTTTATATTTAACATAAAGTTGTTTCTTCTCTTTCATAATTCGGCGTAAGATAGCGAAGTAATTGATCTGTGTAAAGTATGCAAATGTAT